TTCACTACTCCTGATGTCGATCGGTTCGACCCAAGCGGTGAACTAATAGATGTAGGTGTAATAGATAACTGGCAGAACGAGGTAGATGGTTTAAAAGATGATTCAGATGGGTTGAATGAATTCTACCGTCAGTTCCCAAGAACAACAGAACACGCGTTTAGAGATGAGACGAAAGGAAGTATTTTTAACCTTGTTAAGCTGTATGAGCAGATAGATTATAATGAGGAGATGAAAAACACCTTGGGAGTTACTCAAGGTAATTTCCAATGGGTTAATGGAATCAAAGATTCCCAAGTTGTATTTTACCCAGATCCAAAGGGTAGATTTAAAGTAAGTTGGGTTCCACCTCAACAACTACAAAATAACGTGGTTCTAAAGAATGGAGTTAAACACCCAGGTAACCAACACATGGGTTCTTTTGGTTGTGACAGTTATGATATATCAGGGACAGTGGATGGAGTTGGGTCTAAAGGAGCTTTGCACGGTTTAACCAAATTCTCAATGGAAGACGCTCCAGCTAATAGTTTCTTTTGTGAATACTTATCAAGACCACCAACGGCTGAGATGTTTTTTGAAGATGTTCTAATGGCCTTAGTATTTTATGGAATGCCAATATTAGCAGAGAACAATAAACCACGTCTATTGTACTATTTAAGGCGAAGAGGATATAGAGGGTTTAGTATGAACAGACCCGATAAGATATGGAACAAATTATCTGTAGCTGAAAAAGAAGTTGGTGGAATACCTAATTCAAGTGAAGATATAAAACAAGCACATGCCGCTGCGATTGAGATGTACATTCAGGATCACGTAGGCATCAAGCAGGACGGGACACATGGAGATTGTTATTTTAATGAACTCTTGAACGATTGGACGAAGTTCGATATAAATAAAAGAACAAAGCATGATGCATCGATAAGTTCTGGTCTAGCTATAATGGCTAACAACAGACACTTATATAGACCAAACGCACTGGTTGAAAAACCTAAGTTAAATATAAACGTTTCCAGATTCACAAACACTGGAAACAATTCACAAATAATCAAGTAATAAATATGGCAGAGTCTGGCATTAAAAGTTATTTCCCAAGTCAAACAGTCAGCGATGCTGAGAAGTTGAGCTATGAGTATGGGTTAAAAGTAGGTAAAGCTATAGAGCAAGAATGGTTTAACAGCGATGAAGGCTCTAATAGATATAAGTCTAACGGTAATGATTTTCATAATTTAAGGTTGTACGCTCGAGGCGAGCAGTCTATTCAAAAATATAAGGATGAGTTATCGATCAACGGTGATTTGTCCTATCTTAATTTAGATTGGAAGCCTGTCCCAATTATTGCTAAGTTTGTGGACATTGTTGTTAATGGTATTGCGGAGCGAACTTATGATGTAAAGGCTTATTCTCAAGATCCAAATGGTGTATCAAAGAGAACAGACTACATGGAGGATATCCTAAAGGATATGAGGTTAAAAGAATTCAACGCTACAGTAAAACAAAATCTAGGTCTTGACGTTAGAAAAAGTCAAATTGAGGAGTTACCAGAAACAAATGAAGAGCTAGAACTTCACATGCAATTAACCTACAAGCAATCTATAGAGATAGCTGAAGAACAGGCTATCAACACTCTGTTGGAGGGAAATAGATATGAATTAACTAAAAAGCGTTTTTACCACGATCTAACCGTTCTTGGTATTGGAGCTGTAAAAACAAATTTTAATACATCTGAGGGTGTAACCGTGGATTACGTAGACCCAGCTAATTTAGTTTACTCCTACACAGAATCACCTTATTTCGAAGATATATATTATGTTGGAGAGGTTAAAACTATACCAGTAAACGAACTAGCAAAACAATTTCCCCACTTATCAGAGGAAGATCTTGAGGATGTAATGAAAAATAAATCTAACAATAGATCTAACTACAACTCAAAACACTCTTACAACAAAGAAGATAACAACACTATTCAAGTTGTATACTTTAACTATAAAACCTACATGAATGAGGTTTACAAAGTTAAGGAAACAGCTACGGGAGGAGATAAAATTATACCAAGAGATGACCAATATAATCCACCAGAAGAAAAAGAAGGTGGGTATGGTAGAATGCTGAGGTCTATAGAGTGTCTCTATGAAGGCGCTATGATACTTGGTACTGATAAGTTACTTAAGTGGGAGATGGCTAAAAATATGATGAGACCTAAGAGTGATTATACTAAGGTTAAAATGAATTATGCTATTGTTGCCCCAAGAATGTACAATGGTCGGATTGACTCGTTAGTTAAGAGAATAACTGGTTTTGCTGACATGATTCAGTTGACTCATTTAAAACTACAACAGATACTATCTAGGATGGTTCCTGATGGTGTTTATTTAGATGCTGATGGTTTAGCTGAAATAGATTTAGGTAATGGAACTAATTACAACCCGCAGGAAGCACTAAATATGTTTTTCCAAACAGGATCTGTTATTGGTAGAAGTTTTACCTCTGATGGTGACATGAATCCGGGTAAAGTACCTATCCAAGAAATTACATCTGGATCTGGCGGAAATAAAATGCAAGCTCTAATAGGTACGTATAACTACTATCTACAGATGATAAGAGATGTAACTGGTCTTAACGAAGCTAGAGACGGTAGTAGTCCAGATAAAAACGCTTTGGTTGGTGTTCAGAAATTAGCGGCAGCAAATTCAAACACAGCAACTAGACATATTTTACAAGCTGGATTGTTTTTAACAGCTGAAACAACTGAATGTCTTTCACTAAGGATATCTGATATCATAGAGTACTCACCAACAAAAGATGCTTTTATACAAGCCATTGGGGTTCACAACGTAGCCGTATTGGAAGATTTAAAAGAGTTGCACTTATATGACTTCGGTATATTTATAGACCTACAACCAGACGAGGAAGAGAGAATGATGTTAGAGAACAACATTCAAATGGCATTGCAACAACAAGTTATTGAACTAGCAGATGCTATTGATGTTAGAGATATAAAGAATATAAAACTAGCTAACCAACTGTTAAAGTTGCGTAGAAAGAAAAAGCTAGACAGAGATCAAGCAATGCAAGAGAAAAACATGCAGATGCAGAGTCAAATGAATCAACAAGCAGCTCAAGCCGCAGCTCAAAGTGAGGTTCAGAAGAATCAAGCGCTAACAGCTAGTCAAGGTGAGTTAGAGCAATTAAAAGGTCAATTAGCTTCTCAGAAAATGATGCAGGAGGTTCAGCATAAGAAAGAGCTAATGCAATTGGAATTCCAAATGAATATGCAGTTGAAAGGAATGGAGGTTAATGGCAAGAAAACGGGCGAGAAAGAAAAGGAAGATCGTAAAGATGAAAGAACAAAAATTCAAGCAACTCAACAAAGCGAGTTAATTGATCAAAGAAATAGTGGTAAACCACCTAAAA